TTGCCAAGAGCTTGTACATTGCCATGTAACTCATGATCTCTGCCATATTGCTGAAGTCTATTTTGTAATTTAGACATGCCATAGTATGTTCCGCCACCAGCTAAAGCTGCAACACCGCCACGAGCAAGGCCGATACCACCCTTAGCGTGGCGACCTGCGGAGCCTGTTATTGATGTAAGTCCCCTACCCATAATTTGAGATATCTTACCTCCACTAGCCAACTTAGTTGCTAGTGCGGCCGTACCACCAGTTGCTGCCGCAGCTCCTCCACTTGCAGCTCCTCCACCTAGAGCTGTTTCTACAGCGGTCAGTCCTTTAGCGTATCGGTTCATTGCAAGCATAGATCCAAATTGACCTACTCCTGCACTAATCCCACCAAACAGTGTAGCTCCAGTATTACCTGCAGTAGGAAGTGTATCTATAAATCCTTTTAGATTTGCAAAAGCCTGAGTAACTTGAGGAAGCAACCCTGCAAGTGAAGCCATGCCATTATTGACACTAGCGGTAGCGTTCAGTGCCCCACTGTAACCGCCAACTAATCCCTTGCCAGTATTTTCAAGTAGGTTAGCTTGACTTCCTTGGTAATTAAATTGAGCACGGCTTGGATCATCTTTTTCAAGTTTAAGAATTTTATCTTTTACGTAATCAGCATCTTTAACATTTAACTTCTTACCACCCTTTATGCCCTGGTAATACATCATTTCTTGAAGCTGAGCCGCAAGTTCTGCATTACCGCCAGAGGCAGCCATAATATTTTGGTAGGCCGCACTGTGTACGTTAAATACTTGAGCAGACTGTGCCTCTGTTAATTTACGATTACCGCTATAGGTTCTTCTGTAAACTTCATTAGCAATATCTGTAGGGGATTTTAGTTCGCCTTTTGCATTACGTGCTTGAACACCAAGTCGCAAAAAGTTCATGCTATTAATGCTGCCAAAAGCTTGAGCAGTCTGTTCATTTTGCATGCCAGTTAAGACGCTAAGACCGCCAACCTCGCCCATAATGTTTTTAAAGCTGCCCATTGTAGGAAGGATACCTTGAGACGCCAAGATATTAGTAGCTGCTTGAGGAGAGTACGGCCCGGTAATACCGCCAGCTAGCATCCTGTTTGACATGCTAGTAATCTCAGGATTAGACATACCAGTCATAGACGCAACGTTTTGCGTAAGCATTCTTTGAGTTACAGCATCAGTTGTATTTGGCATCATGCCCATAGCTATGCTTGTTGCGCCAGCTGCAAATGCACCAATACGGGTTCCCATAGCTCTAGGAATAGGGATTTGCTCGTTTATTTGGGCCTGAAGTCTAGCAAGAACATTATTAGTATCAGCGTTAGTACTGCTATTTAACAGGGGAGATGAGCCTTGCCCACCGTTAATATCTTTCCAATTAGCACTAAGTTTTTCAAGGTACTTTAAAGATCTTTGAAGGGAATTCTCAAAAAGCAAAGCACTTGTAGCAGCCTTGGAAACATTTGTAGCCATTTGATCCGTAGCCTGGACAGGCTTGACATTACCACCCAAAGGGTTAGGGTTCATGTTAGCGTTTGTATTGCTCATCTTATAGCCCCTTTCTCATCTGTAGTAATTTCATTGCGGAGATTAACCACATATTACGTTCTCTATGTGAGAACGCTTTTATGTCAGCCAAGCCCCATCCTGGGTACGCCCTACTTATCATCTCGTATGAGATTAATAAGTTTTGATATTTCGCCTCGTTATTAAAGGCGAAAGATATCCGCCAGGGTAAGCGGTGTCGGGACCTCCTGCCCGCAAGCAGTACAGGCCTTAACAATTGTGTCTAGCTCAGGACCAGGGTTCTTATCTGAAATTGCTTTCAGCAAAGTCCTTCTATCCTGGATACCTAAGGCTCTAATATGAGCTTCAGTAACAGCGGGGTTTTCATTAATCTGTACCACGCATTGTGCCAAAAGTTGAGTATCTAATTCGGCTGGGCTCTTGTCTTTTGACTCAATTAACTTTCGCTGAACTATCCCGTTAGGGAATTCAACCATTACTTGTCCAATACGACAATCAACTATAAGAGTTCTATCAGACGTAGGATTCTCTAATCTAGTAAGAACAACATCCTTTTCTAGGTCTAGAGTAATCTCTTGGAATGCTTCACAACTTGGGCAATTACCGGAAAGTTCCAGTTCTTTACCAAAAGTTGCAATTCTAATTTTCATTAGAAGATAGTCTCTATCTCCAGCAAGTAGCTTATCTAGAAGAGCTTTAGTTGCGGGCTCTTCGCCAATTCGTACTGTGCCACGCTCAAGTACGGTTAGTAGGCTACGACCATAGTCAGCAATCTTTGAGATTGCTTCTTCGTCCGCACCCGTAAGTTCACGTACTTCAGCGGTGGTTGTTAGCTCTCCAGTAAACGAGTTATAAAGTCCAGCAAGCAATTCGACCTCACCGGATGGGGGAGGAACTATGTCTTTTTCACCAAGAGTATTAACTGAAGGTGTTTCGACTAGTTGCCTCCCCTCATCCCGATCAGGATCAGAAATGGCTTTTCTTACAAGTTCTTGTGCAAGTTCTGGATTGTCAGCTGCACTTACAATTTGTTCCATATTATGTAATTCCCTCTACTAGTTATTATTCTTATTGTCCGGCTGGGAAAGCAGGAGCTGAGGTCTTGTAGTCCTTAGCGTATGAGACGTCAAAGCCTTCATGCACTACAGACATACCTTCAATCATAAGACCCTGACCACCGGATGACAAGTCGCCGTATACTAGGTTTTGAATCCAAGCATTGTAGATTCTAAAGCGCATAGATACGTGCATATTGAATGGGCTAGTGGCTGGGGGTCCGTCCTGGTACTGAGTTGCTGCAGGGTTTGGATGGCTAAGTACTGCCACGTCAATGCTGCTGCAACGGAAGTCATGACCAGCGCCAGCCTTTGAACGACCAGACACTACGGAGAAGAGTTGCTTCATCCAATCGTGGTTCTGAGTCGCACCTAGAGTCTGACCTCTAGTGAACTGGATCGGGTCAAATGAGGTCTGACCAGGAAGGTGGTGAACAGTCGTGTTATAGCCACCTTCACGGTAAGGAATGTCATCCACTCTCATACCAAAACCGGTTACGTTAGTAAACCCGATTGTTGGCTTGAAGTCTACCTTTGATGCACTTGTCTTATCATTCGGGTTAAAAGTAACCAGAAATCTAAAGTTACGAATCGGATCGGTAGCGACAGTGGAAAACGGGTTAATAATTGGACTAGATGCCATTTTCTGTTATCTCCTTAATTAAATTGCAGTCGAGCTGCCAGTCAGCTGACCGATGTTGATTACAACGAATTCGGCAGGGTATTCAAGAGCAATACCAATTTGAATATTTACTTGACCATTAGCAATATCAATATCGGAAGTGGTTGTTCCATCAACCTTTACGAAGTATGCCTGATCTGGCGTAGTTCCACGAAGGCCACCTTGCTGCCAGTACTGGTTCAAGAAAGTACCAACGCTAGCGCGAATTTGACCCCATAGGAAGTCATCATTATTCTCAAACAAGGCAAACTGGCTAATACGCTCAACTTCCTTCTTAATGTGAATAATGCTTCTACGGATATTGATGTAACGGTTTGGTGTGGTATTGGATAGCGTGCGTCCACCCATAATTACAATTCCTGCTCCAGGTACGTTACGAATAGCGTTAACTGGGGTAGAGGTGGAACTGCCTGCGCCAATATTTAAGTTATCTAGCTCAGTGTTAGTCAGACGCTTAGTTACATCAACAGCCGTGGCAATACGGGTGCTGTAACCTGCAGGAGTCTTAAAGACTCCACGAGAAGCGTCCGTAGCCTGGTACTGACCAATAACTGCGCCACCAGGGGCAACTGAAACAGTAATGCCTGGGATTGACTTTGTGCTGTCTGGGATCTTCAACCAAGGGTAGTAGATAGCGCCATTTGAAGCCAAAGAGCTTACAGCTGACCAAGAATTATTTACTGAAGCGGTAGTAGTAGAGCTAAAGCCAGTTGCACTAACAGCACCTGCAGAGGTAAGTCCTAGACCACCTGAGACAGTTCCAGCAGTAGTAATCGGACCTAAGTTTGAAGCCGTAGGGATTACAAGAGTGGTTCCTGTAGTATTTGCAGCAGTTACCCAAGTGCCGTTGTAACCATCAGGAACTACGCCTTGAATAACTACCGTTTGACCGACACCGATGTTATGTGCAGCGCCAGTAGTAATGCTTGTATTAGGGGAGCTATAGGTAGGGTTTCCTGTGCCAATAGCAGTGCTGTTTGCAATAACCTCAGCATTAGAAACACTGAACGTTGTAGTAGAAGGTACCGCAGTAATAGTAAAGCTACCGTTAAATCCAGCACCTACTGCAGTAGCACTTGATAGGCTAGCAGGAGTAGTGGTCGTAGTATTAGCGGCATAGAACGCAGTATCGCTTACCTTAGTAATTGTGTAGGTTCCGTTGTAAGCCGAAGGAGTTACGCCAGTAATTGTTACTGAGTCTCCAGTCTTAAAGCCATGCTTGTACGTGGTTGTGTACGTAACGTAGCCAGCAGCCGCAGTAGTACCTTGGTAACCAGGCTTAACAACACTCGAAGTAGTGGCGTCAATAGTACCTGTAATAGTAGCTGTGTTCTTTAACCCTGAAACCGCAACAGTTTGGCCAACTAGGTAGCCATGCTGACTAGTGCCAGTCTTAAAGGTTACGGTAGAGCCATCTGTAGTAAGTGTGCTTAGGGTCTGTACAGTAGATGCGGAAGACGCAGAAACCGTTCTGTTATAAATATCCCCAGCATAAACTTGAGCATCAAACGCACTCATAGTAGTTCCTGCAGAAGTTTCATTTGGGGTATCTACTACAACAAAACCATCTCCACGGTACTCTGAATACTTAAGTAGCTTTGACCAAGCAATGATAGAGTATTCTCTGTTAGCTGAGTAATTTGCACCGCTAGTAATTGTTGAAATATCTGGAGCATTAAAGATAAGTGGAGAAATAATACTGTCAAAGTTTGACAGAGTATCTGTAATCTGAGATAAGGTAGATCCCACAATAGCGGTACCATTATCTCCGCCAGCAAGTGTATTAACTACGTGGTTTACCTCAGGAGTAGCAGTTGGAGTACCTGTTACAGAGGTGCTGATGTAAGCTGAAAACGCATTAATAATATCAAGTGCGTAGCGAGCATCTGTAGATGTGAGGCTAAGATCTGTCCATTGTTCAAGGAGGTTTGATCGCAGATCTCCACCCGTTACTAACGGTGGACCATATACGGCAATAGAGAAACGACCTGAAGCGCTTCCATCTAATACCTCAACAGATAGGCCTTCACCCCATTTGCCCTTATTAATAGCGGTAACTACAAATGCTCCGCCAGTAACTGTAAAAGTGTATGACGCTGCGGTGGCATTAGAAGCAACTACTCTTTGAATGTAAGCATTACGCCCACCATTAGAGAAGAAAGTGTATAGGGCAGTACTAGTAGGGTAAGCGCTGTTTACACCACCAAAGTACTTGACAAAATCAGACCAGGTAGCTACTAGAGTAGGTACTACAGGTCCCTTTGGCAACTGGCCAATAAAAGCAGCAACAGCATCAGTACGTGACTCATTCTGCATTCCTTGCTGCATAACGTTTTCCTGGACATAAACACCAGGGCGAGCAAAGCTCATAATTTAACTCCTTAAGTTAATTGGTTATATTCTCGTGGGGCCGGATTTTAATTGTCTTGTGGGACGTCTTCATTTGTTGCTTGTGAACCTGCATATCTAATATTGTCTACAGGATTATCCAAAGCTAATAAGCCTGTGCTTAATATCTCTGAATTAATCCTAATAGAAAAGACATTAACAAACAGCCTTTTTCCCTGTTCAGTCATATCTCTTTTTGCATACCCCATAAGCTCGAGCCTGCGTACAGTGCCGTCTTCTGGAATCTTTAAAACGCCATGTCTAAATGGCATAATCTGCGTTAAAATTGTGGCAATAATTTGGCGGTCATGGTGAGGGTGGCGAGAGTACGCAGTAACTTGATAATCAATATCTACAGGGATGGGGGTCTCTGTAAGATACTGTACGTCACTACGTAGAACATTTCCCTCAGTATCAAACGAGCCGTCTGGCACATAGGGCAAAGTAGTAAAGCCAGAATGTCTTCTGTCCCTAGCTTCTGAGATATCTACCATTTCAATAGTTAGGTACGGGTAAGACTGCTCACGAATTTCAACATCAGGCTGTCTAAACCATACACCTACTGGACGGCTGTTATTAGCTGCGTCGCTAACCTTTACTCGACTCTTTAACAAGGTCTTAAGGGCAGCATCTTCATTAAGTAAAAATGTCACTTAAATATCTCCATATCCATAATTTCAGTAAAGATTAAGTTTACGTAGTCATCGACATGTGGGTGTAAACGGTTCATAAACCGCAAGATTGCAGCATTTGGTGGGTTATCTAGGTTACCTTGCTCAAGGTTTAATACAGCGTCTTCTATATCATCAGAAGGTTGTATAAAAAAATTGTCCCCACCATCATGCTCTACTTTTAATCTACGAGTAATTTCAGTGGGCCAGCCATTTTTATAGGCATAACTGCGAAACTTAGCAGTCATTTGTCTAGCAGAATAATCAGCTGTTTTAATAAGTTTTTGATGCTTTTGCTGTGACGTCACTTCTTTACAGCCTTTAGCAATAACGAAGCTCCTATGAACCCGACTGCTAAAGACTTTAAATTAACCTTATCAGTGCCAGTAAGACCAGCAACAAACTCTCTACGATCAGCATCGCTTTCCATGCGGGCCAATCTATTAGCAAGGTATAACATCACAATCCTCATTTTCAAGAGGTAGCAGTACTTCAGCAAATCTGGATAAATCCAGCGTCACTACTGAATATACTGCTAAACCCTTCAATAATCTTTACTAACTATTACTTCTTTTTAGCTGGAGCTTTTTTAGCAGGTGCTTTCTTGGCGCTGCAGGAACAATTGGCTTTTCCACAATTGGTACACTTGCTGTTCTTGCATACGCATTTAGCTTTTTTACACTTCTTACACATTATTTTTTACCTGTTTTCTTTGTAGTAGTTTTTTTAGCAGGGGCTTTTTTAGCAAATTTCTTGTTAGCAGCAGCTAGGGTCTTCATACCATGCTTATTCTTAGGCTTCATACAGCCACATGTTGCACACATTATTTTCCAACTTTCTTGTGAGGGTTACTTTTATGCCAATCTTTGGTAGCTTTTACACCAGCTTTAACTGTTTTGGCTCCAGCTTTTTTAGTCAAATCAATCTTATCGTACTTGCCGTTTTCTTTAGCTGAGCCAGCATGGTTAACGACAACAGCGCCTTTTTTGTCTTTATAGACGCGGTGAACTTTGCCAGCTACTTTAAGGGTAGCAGGGGCTTCTTTCTTTTTAGGTGCCATTACTTCTCCTAGTTAGCGTATTTTAGGAATTGGTTGTCATTAATCATTTCCTCAGGGTTTACCTGAGCAGCATCCAACGTAAACAAAGTATATTGATCTGTAATTTGTCCACGAGGGTAGAAATGAGTAGGTCTATATACTTGGTTTCTAAACACTACTCGATCACGCAGGTAATCGTCAGGAGTAGCGGGCATAGTAGAAAGATATCTCTCAACATCTTCCATGTTTAGAGTAACCCTTAGAACGTCAGTATTGTAAAAACCGCGCTCATCTTGAGCGGTAACGCCTTGGTAAACAGTGACATTAATACAGGGTATGATAATTCCCTGATGCCAAACTCGACCACCAGCTACAGAACCTACGTCGTATACATCGTCTACCTCGGTATCTTCAGAGTCCCAGCGCCACCATTCTACTTCTTGGCCAACAGTGCGTCGCAAATCCTCGGTAATCCCTGAAAGAATTGAATCTCTTTCAAAAGGAATACCAAATCTACCACCAGGCCTGCTAGCTTTCATAATTATGGAAGATCTGCTAATAATGTAGGTAAGTTTTGCTGGAACTTTTCTGACGAAGAGGCTTCTGTAGCTACCCAGTTAACGGTAATATCGTTAGATAAAGTAATAGCAGTACCTGCTGAATTATAAACAAACAGCTTAAATCTGCTAGTAGTAACATTTGCTACTCGCACTACTAATCCGTACACGGTACCGCCACTAATAGTAGCCGTTACTACAGGTACGCTTTTAAAAGGAACTGCCCCATTTGCTTTAAACCCTACGTAATAAACAGGAACGCCTACAGAATTTGCGGAACTTTGCCCGGATAAAACAAAATCGGCACTGCTTGCAGCGGGCCAGTTTGTGTTTGACCAACTAGTCCCTGCAGGGTAAACAACTGATCCAGCAATTACTCTCTTATTATTAGAGTCGCCATTTGATCTTACGCTCATGCTTGGGTTTCCGATCCATAAGCGTTAAAGGATACTCCTGCCGTACCGTTTACAACTAACTTATCAAAAGAGTCTAGAGTTAAGCCTAGTGTGTATGAAACCGTCTCGTTAGGCGCAATAGTTGCGTTGTAAACCACGTAGCTTTCATTAGTAAATGTAGGCAAAGAGGTTGTTGGGCTAGTAGCGGCCCCAAGCTGAACTGCTGCAATAGAGTATGTAGCAGCGGTGCTAGTAGTATTGCACACTGTAATAGTTGATACAATAGTTTGGCAAGTGCTACTAGTTGGGGTTGCTACGTAAAGAACTAGCCCCGTGTTTGTGGAAGCTATTACTTTTTGACCTAGTATCTTATAATTTGTAGCCATTAATAGGGCCTTTCCTTAAGAGTCTATATAAACGGTACCCGATTTGGGTCTAAATTTCAGCCTCTAACTTGAAGGCTTGTGCGATCTATACTGATGCTCTTGCAGCAATCAGCGTAGCTATCACAATCTTGGGTTGGACACCCTGTTCTACATGCCATTATGCTTCCTCGACTGGGAATGTCTGGTTGGATCCTATTTGGTTGCCGTTCTCATCACGGATAATAACAAGGATGGAACCATCCTCGAGCGTGATTGGTGCATCTTGAATCATGTCAACCTACTAAATACTGCTGATGCTGTACCAACAGCTTGTGCAGTTATTGTTGCTGGTAAATCTGTCTGTCCACTATTAGATAAAATACGATAAGGAGTTAAATAAGGAAATTGGTCAGATACTCCAGCAAATGTAGGTTGACCAAATGTGCCACCAGTGTTGTAGGCCATCATAGCGAAAGCATAAGTCGTTCCAGCTGTAAGACTGTAGGTTGATGGATAGCCACCAGTTGTGTTTAATGCCCTAGTGTAAATTGTTGATGAAGTATTACCTAATGTTGCATCAGATGCTGTTCGAGCCACTAGCGTCATTGTTAAATTATTTGTACCTGTAGCAGTGTATAAACCCATACGGCGAACAGTAGTACCACCAGTGTCAGTACCACCAACAGTGCAAAAAACAGTAAAATTAGTCATAGTAAAATCTTCGGCAGGAGTGAAAACAACGTAATAAATTACCCCATTTGATATATTTCTACCCCCAAGTACTGCTGACCTAGGAAAAATGTCTAAAGATGAAACTAAAGCAGAATCATCAATTTTCTTACGTGTAACTGTGTAAGCCGTACCAGTTATAGAACTGGCAGACAATCCACCAGATTGTATTTTTGTATCAGTAACAGCACCCGCACCAATTTTGTCGGCGGTAACAGACGAAGTACCAATCTTTATATCTGTAACAGCAAAATCGGCAATCATTGAATTACTAACCGATTTGCTATCAGCCAAAGTGACTGCCGTACCAGTTATTTGTGATTTTGTTAAAGTCAGACCAGTTTGGTTAATCCCAATAATTGCTGCAGTAGATGTGCCAGTATTTGTAATAGGTGCAGTTATAGATACAACACCACTGGGACCTGCAGGACCTGCTGGCCCTACTGCCCCACCTTGAGAAGAGTTAACAATTATGTCCTCCGTAGAAGGAGTAATAATAATAATTTCGTCGCTCATCCTTGCCATCCTGGAGCATATGGGTCGTGGTTTTCATTTGTGATCTGCTCTTCAATAATAACTGCACCCTTGAGGTAAGTGTGCTCGTAAGTTGGGTCAATGTAGTAAGCACTAGCGGCTGGAATTGTAGATAGCGTTACGCCAGTATCTGGATCAGTAATGTTCCAGCCATCTGTGTCTGCAGGAGTAGTAGTGGTGCTATTAGCCACGTAGAAACTAGTAGTATCAAACACAGTGATAGTAAATGTACCGTTGTAACCATTGCTAGTGGTTTTTGCGCCAGTACTATCTAACGTACCAACGTTTGTAATAGTAACCTCTGAGCCCGTAGTAAAGCCATGAGCTGATGTAGTAGTGTAGGTAACAAA